CTTTTGATGGGAGCACCAACAGCAGCATTAGCTCATACCAACTCTATCGGATATGTTGGTGCCAGCGGCGGAACAGTTACATTTTGGTATGGTTCTTGGCACGCTGGAACTACCTTTACAGAAGGTTCTATGACTTTACAGGGAGTCAATGGAACCACATTTACACCAACAACCGTCAACTGGACACTTCTTCAAAATACAACGCCAGACGGACTAATTTCTGGTACAAACTATTTCCAGTCTGATGGAACTAATCTTATTCCTTATGGGGATCCTGCCAGATTATATGGAATGGATAGTTATACTTGGCAGGGTGTTACATTCACGGGACTTGCTGCGGGAGATTATCAGTTTACTTATAACCCAATCGCACAACCAACGATGGACTGGGATCCATCATCGCAAGTTATTCGTACTGGAACTGTAACTCTTTCTGCTGGTCTTCTTTCTGGCGACGCTAACCTGAATGGTATTCTTGATATTTACGAAACTGGTGGAACACCTCCACCAGCACCAACAGTAGTATCAACTGCTGCTGGTTCTAATATTGTTACGACTAGCACAACTGCTGGAACCAGAACTGTAACAAATAATCCTCACAGACATGTGATGGGAACTGATGCGAATGGAAATCAAACTGAAACTCATTATACCGATACAGAAGTTATTACGATTCCAACAACCACAGTTACTACCACAACAACTCCAGTAACAGTTACAACTTGGTCCGATAATTCTACTACCACAACAAATGGAACTCCAGTTGTAACTACAGTAACAACTGATGATAATGCTGGAACTTCTGTTATAACTCAAGCAACTGTATCTGATTGGGTAAGAACTAGAACTTTTAGTGTTGTTCCTGTTTCTGCAGTAAATCACACTGCATCTGAAAGTGGTGGAAGACAGAAAATCAATGCACATACAACTACCACAACTACAACTACTCCTGTGTATACAAGAGTATTCACCAACGGTGCTGCTACTCAAGTTACATTTGGTGCTGCAACTGTTGATGTTGCTTATGCTTCCAGAGATTATTTTGGGCGCATTGACCAGTTAGAAACTCTTGATGGAATCAATGATGGTATCAATGGACTTCTGAATCACGAACCAACCGCAGGTAAGCAAAGACTTAGAGTATTTGAGAACAATAGATTCGTTCAGTCTTATAATGCCGATGGTTATACTGCTGATTCCAAGATCTTTGGTGGTGGTTTTGAGTTTGATGTAACCAAAGGTTGGACTCTTGGTGGTCAGTATAATAGAGTTAATGTAAATCTCAATGGTGTTGACTCAAGTACACAACAGAACAAAGATCACTTCGGTGTATTCAGTGAACTCAGAGGTAATACATTCACCCTAAACACTAATGCTGCGATTGCGAACAGTAACTATAAGTACAATAGAACCGTAGAAGGTGTCTTTAATAATGCTGGTGAAACAACTGGAACTGAGTGGTGGGTTTCTAATCGTTTATACTGGCATCTTCATAAGTCAGTAAAACCATTCGTTGGATATACTGTTCAGAATGTAAAGAGAAACGCATACACTGAAACTGGTTCTTCAGAATCTGCTAGAAATGTTGGTGAGTTTAATCAAACCACACACATTGGTGAAGCGGGACTTAAACTAGAAACTCGTTTTGGTGGTAAGAAAAAGGATCTCTTTGGTGTCAGTGTAGAAGGTTCTTATGGAACTGATAGTTCTTATGATGTAACTGCTTCTGTAGATTATAAAGAAATGTTATTTGTTGAGGGTTCTCATGGTGTAAACAACGGAGTTACTAACAATTCTGTTGCTGCAAAAGTTAAATTTAGGTTCTAAATCATAAATAAGAAGGACATCATCACACGGACTGATGACTAATAAGAAAAACGAAAATGCTATGGGACAACTAATTCGTATATGTATTTTGGGTTGGTCTGCTGCTCTCCTTACCGCAAGTTATGCTGGTACTCTGTCTAAGATGGATCCCACATTTATTGCGACAGTCTTCACTGCATCTGCTGCCACTTTTGGCATCAATACAATGAAAAAAGGTGGTGATGAAGAAGATGAAAAGAAAGAAGAACCAAAAAGAGAAGAGTTTGTAGAAACACCACCAGAACCACCTGCTCCAGTGGCAGAAGCACCTGCTACAAGTCTTGAAGAAAGAGTTGAAGCACTTGAGGAAGGATTCGTTCAACCTCGCACAGGAGCCTGATGAGCAAATCTGCAAATAAAGGTAAGAAAGGTTCTGCTGGAGGTCAAAAGAACTCCAAACAGAATCAAGGTAACGCTGCTGCCAAAAAGGCGAAGAACGGCGGAAAGAAAAAATAAATCATGAGGTATTATGCCGCGAGAGTGGAACACTCCAAAGAGGGAGTGTTGGAATGCTCCTATACATCAGATTCTCAAAGCAATAGATAATCACACCCGCCTCTGGATGGAGACGGGTGACTATTGGCATGAAGAACAGGCCCAGATCTTGAGAAATTATGTAATGGACTTGAAAGTCTGGATTCATAAACAAGAAGGATGGTGGGATGAATGAAAAAAGTCATTACAACACTTGGGTTATTATTAACCTTTACTCTTCCAGTTAATGCAGAAAAAGTCATAAAGACTCAACCAACAGTTCCAGCATACAGCCTTGCAGCGATGGGTTGTATGATACTCCGAGAATGTACAGAAGGGGTCGAACAACTTACACCAGACTCTGCTGTACTTTTAGATAAATCCTTTGATCCATTCCGAGAAGAAATCAAAAGTATCTTAACTGCTCTCAACAAAGTTAAAGTTCCTGTATATTTGGCAGCACCAAGATACTTTACTCCGAGAACGGTAGGAATTTATAAACCAAAGTATAATCGTTTCTTTGTAAATGAAGAACTACTCAAAGATCCTAGAGAGTTCTTAGGAACGATGAGACACGAAGGGTGGCATGTCGTTCAGGATTGTATGGGCGGTGGAGTAGAAACATCCTTTATGGCACAAGTTCATCAGGATTCAGAGATTCCATCTTGGGTAATGAAAACCACAAGACTTTCTTATGAATCAATGGGCCAAAGTCGTGCTGTGCCCTGGGAAGCAGATGCGAACTGGGCAGAAGAACAGTCGGGACAGACGGCTAAACATTTGGAGATTTGTGCCAAAGGACCACTCTGGGAACAGATTCGCCCAACACCAATGACAATGGAATGGTTGATTGGTTGTGGATGGATGAAACCACAAGAAGGATATAAAGAATATACTCCAAATAAGAAATCAGAGTATTGTGTAGAAGGTAAGTATTGATTACTTTGAGTGAAACTTCTTATACTGTTCTTTCTTTTCTGATTTCTGTTCTTTCTTGAGTAACTTATTGACTTTCTTGAGGGATTTACTTTTCTCAAATGCAAAATAAACCTGAAGTTCATAGGGGGTAAGGTCTCTATTCAAGAGTTTCTTACCCCTTACAAATATCTGTTGAACAATAGGTTTCATTTTACCTACCATCCATTCCACCAAAGATTTGCCAACAAGAGCCGCAGCGACAGAAGCAGTAGCAGTGGTGCCAGCAAGAATAACCTGCTCTTTAGGTGGGATGGGAACTTCCCCGACGATTGGTACTTCAATGACGGGCACTCCTAAGTTGTTATTTTTGGGTACATCATCGGAAATAATCCGATTATCCTGAGTATTTTGAACAGGAACTTGAACCTGAGGTAAGACTGGTTGAGTATCAGGAAGTCCTCTAGTCTTTTCTTCCTTTTCTTCTTCTTGCTTTCTTTGTTCTGATCTGACTGCAGCATCAAATTCTTCTTGAGTTGGAACATTAATCACAGGATACTTGATAGTTGTATCTGGCATATTGACGATAGGCATATCAATTTCAGGTATCACAGTTCGTTCTGATCTGCGAGTTACAGGAGGTTCTATTGTTGGAATGATAGGTGGAGGTTCACTTCTTATTTGGATTGGTTTGATTTCCATTTGCTACATCCTGTACTCGTGGATATTTCACAACAATATCAGCACATATTTTTGCATAAGGACTTTGTGGATGAAATGAAATTCCATTTTTCATTGCTTCACCACACTTCAATAATCTGACTAACTCAAAATCAAGTCTTGCCTTATCTGCTTCTGCTTGTTGCCTTGTAATTTCGGTCTTAGCTCTTGTTTTGCAAAGTTCTTGTAGTGATCCATCAAGAGGAATAGAAAATCCTGCGGAAAGACCAACATTTAATGAACCAGTTTGATAACTTCCTGGATCATTATTCATATTAGTATTATTATATCCGAAGGTTTGGAAGTTTAATGTTGGTCCCTGACAAGAAACACCAGCACCAAAAGTATTCAAAGCAAAAGGACCTTGAAGCACCTGAACTGCCTGGTTAGTTACATTACCAGTAGCAGATGCTGAAGGTCCTGCGATGTTAGTATTTGATGGTGCTTGTTCTGCTCTGGATCTATTTGATCCAGTCAAGGTCAACAGTAAAAGAAAGATTACTGTGTAAAGACTGATATGGTATTTGTTATAGAATCTTCTGTTGTTTTTCTGTCTATCCATGTTTCCTTTGCCACTCCAGGAGTCAGATAAGTCTCACTAAATTGGAATGGAGCACCTTGAGTTTGAATTGTGTAATTCATACCAGGAGCAGGAGTTCCTGGTATATTGATGTTGGTGCCAGTTACTGTGTAAGATGTTCCAGTAGAATACTCTATTTGCCTGATAGTTTCTACAACTTCAGTACGAGTTTTGGTCTCTGAGGTAATGGTCCCACTGGTAAAGTTGGGAGTTACGGGTCCAGCATATGAGGGACTTATAACTCCCAAGACTGCAACCAGTCCGAGAGTTATGTGTCTCACTTGAATACGCTTAACTCAACGGTTCTTTGTGCTGTACCAGTTGATCCAGGACCACCAGCAGTTACGCTAGGAACACCAGTTCCACTTAGAGTGCCCGAAAGAGAACCTGCAGAACCACCTAACTGAGTAGTAGAGTTGCTATAAAGGTTGGGAGAAGCAATTGTTCCAGAAGCTGCCGACTGACTGGTAACATCAGTATCTGCAGTAATTGATGTTTCAGAGAAACTAAATGCTTGTCCGTTTGTGTTGATCGCATAAGAACCTGCTCCACCAACTCCTCCAAGAGTTGTTACATTAATGTTTGTGCCTGAGACTGCATATGAGGCACCGACTCTTTCTGATTGTACCGCTGCACCCTGAACGCTTAATTGAATAGAGTCAGTGATTTTTGATGTGATTTCACCAGCAAAAGCAGGAGTAGTAAGGAATAACGAAAAGATAAGTGCTAATCTTTTCATCGTTCTAGATTATTTGGGCAGCTTATTTATGGCATATAAGTTACTAAAGTTGTGGTGAGGTTTCCACTATTGTCTACATTTAATCTATATTTATTTCCATTTGGTGCAGTTAATACTACTGTAGAAACTCCAATAGTTACTCTACCAATACCATCTGGACCAGTAGAAGTTATGTTATCTCCAAAATTAAGTTCTCTTGCAACACCTTTTCTAACATTATTATCTAAAATTTCCAAACCACCGACAAGAGCAGTTACATTCGTAAGTTGACTTCCATCTCCAACAAATTGAGTTGCTGTAACTATTCCAGTTGAGGTAATATTTCTTACTTCTAAATGTTCTGTGGTTGTAATGCCAGTATTAACTACTCCACTGACATTGATTCTTGGAGATCCTGTTAAGTTTCTTGCGAGTGTAGAGATTCCTGCAGTACTTGCATAACTTGTGAGAGTAAATCCATCCCCAAATGTATTATATACTTCTTGAAAGTTGCTATTGATTTTGCCCATTGCAATTCGCAATGGATCGCCCTGACCATCATTAGGATTACTGCCTGTTTGGATCCCAAGTCTAGACATTAATTTTCCTCAGTCTTTCCCTATTTTTATATTTATTGATGATTATAACTACTAATAGAATGATTTCAAATCATGCAGTTCAACTTTCAATTTGGTAAAAAGAAACCAGATAAAAAACAACTCATTATAGTTGGAGTTGTTATATCTACACTTATAGCTGGCCTTTCACAATGCACTGGAGTATCAGAACATGGACTTTGGGACTTATTAGATGAACTTCAAAGAAAGTATCTACCGCAAGGTATTCTTAATGAGATTATACTACAAGATCCAAACAAAGTAAATCGTAGAGTTGAAAGAGATGTTGATAAAGCAATTCGTGATGTAACACGGGAGTATGATCGGATTATTTCCGATTATGATCAAAAATATAAACAAAAATACTTAGAAGAAAAGAACGATGAGTCTTTATGTTACTCTGAGGATTGTAAGAAACTTGCACCACCTATGAGAATTTGTTCTCCAGTTTTTGAGGGAATTGATTGTTCTCGGAAACCTGAAGATAAATAAATAGAATTATAAAAGTACTTTTTATTGTATACAAATGGAAGGACAAGACATCAGAGGTCTCATTGAGGCCTATTCGCAAGTGTATGAGGCCCCTGAGGTTCTTAATGAAGAAGTAGAACAGATTGACGAAGCACCAATGACAGCGTTTCAGGCTGCTGGTGGAAATGCAAAATTAGCTCAACTTAATAAAAATAGATCTCCAAGAGCGGGTAGAGTAACTGCTGCGGATCTTGAAAAACAAGGACAAGATAATTTATTTAAAGCTGGTGGTGGTCAAGCCGCGATAGATAAAGGTCCAAAAAGGAATGCGGGTCGTGGTGGAATGAGACCCACTCTCACAAGACAAGATATTATTAATAAGGGTACTGTTGCTGCAGCAAAACCTGCAAAACCACAAGTATCAAATATTCCTCCTAAAGAGGGAACTGGAAAAGGAGGACCATCT